AATGCAGTAGCTAGTTCTTCTAGTGTATCTAGAGTACCAGGTGCACCATTAATTAAATTTGATATTTGTGTATCAGTATAAGTTTGTAATGCAGGACTAATTAAACTTTCAATTTTAGTATTTAAATTAGATAAAGTAATTTTCTTCTCATCACCTGAACTATTTCTAGTAAAGAATAATAAATCAGCATTATCTATAGATGTAACTACATCATAAGAATCAATATCAAAGTCAGCACCAGCAACACCAGTTAAACCAGTTGATCCTTGAGGGCCAGTAGCACCAGTTGAACCTGTTAATCCTTGAGATCCAGCAGTTCCAGCATTACCTTGAGGGCCAGCAACACCAGTTGGGCCAGCAACACCAGCATCACCAGTATCACCTTTTATACCTTGTGATCCTACAGGGCCTTGAGTACCTTGAGAACCAGTTAATCCAGTATCACCTTTTAATCCAGTAGAACCAGTTGTACCTTGTGAGCCAGTAGAACCAGTATCACCTTTTATACCTTGTATACCTTGAGCACCTTGAGCACCAGCAGGGCCAGTTGAACCTTGAGCACCAGGTCTATTTGTACCTACATGAAGGTTAATCTTATTTTTATCAGTAATTTTTATTGTCATTTCAATTCCTTATTGTGGTTGATATCTTATTACGAATAAGAATCTTATTGATTTAATCTCTTCACCATTTGTCCATTGCAATTTCATAGCAACAATATAAGGGCTAGCAGTATCAGGTGATGCATTAAATATATGTCCACCATTATCAAAGTCTGATAATAAAGTACTAGGTACCTTAATATCAAATGATCCTTGAGTTGCGTTTCTTATTAAATCTGTTGAAGTGTAGCTTTTAACATTTGCATTAGCATTTTTAGTTAATGAATTAATAGTTATACTACTTCTTCCATCAGTAACATCCGCTGTAAACAGTTCTGTAGCTAAAGTAAATGTTGCAGTTGAATAGTCAAGATCTTCATCTCCACTAACATTTAAAAGGAATTGATTGCCTTGTAAAACTTCTCTAGCGATAACTTGATCAGCACCGCCTAAGAAGTGTCTTATATTTGATATTCTCATTTTTTCTCCAATAGGTTATGAGTTTAATATATAACTATAGCTATATATCATTGTCGTTAATTATTAGTTAATATCCAACCGTTACCAGTTAAGAATATAAACTCTGTTCCAGATCTATTAGTATTTATATTATAATTACTACTAGAGCCTTGTATATTTTTACTATTACCATCTATTATAATATTATTAGTTGCAGCATTAGCCCCAACATCAATTAATTTAATTATATCTCCATCATCTGGAGCCGTAGGTAAAGTTATTGTTACCGTATTACTTGTTGTATCTATAAAATAACCTTGCCAATAAGCTTGATTAGTTACAGTAAAATCAGCAGTCTTAGTTGTAATATCCCATTCCCCTGTATGTGCTTTAACAGCTTCAGCGGGTAATGTAACCGTCTTACCAGTAAAATCTACAACTTGTGCTATTTGATTAGTACCAATAGAATTATTTTGTATTTGGTTTGTACCAACAGCTTGATTTTGAATTGAGTTTTGGCTTACTGCATTATTACCAACATTAGTTGCGGCATTAGCAGGACTCCAAGCACCAACAGATAAACCTGTTGAATAATCACCTCTTGCAAAATCATTAAAACATCTAATCCAAATATACAAATCAGTTGTAGTAGGTACATTAGTTAAATCTATTGTTTCAACACTACTAGCTGCATAACTACTTCCAGGTGCAGAAATAACATTAATAACTTTCTTAGCACCAGCTATTCCTTCTGAATAATAAACTTCAACACCTTCAACATTACTTGATGATGGTGTAGTAAATGACATATTTAAACTTGGTATAGATGCAAGCGGGCTAGTACTATTTAAAACTAAATTTGTTGCAACACCAATAGTACCATATGTTTGAGCATTTAAAGTTGGTGCATTAGCCTTTTTAGTTATTGCACCTACAGTATAATCATTTGGATTATATGTTTGTGCAGTTAAATAATATCCTTGTAAACCACCGTCAAGTTCAACTTCAGATATACTGTTTACTCTAAATTGAGTACCATTATCATAATCTTGAAATTGACTTATTACACCTATAAAAGTTGTATTATTAATATCGTTTACTACTTGAATACTTATATTAGAATCACTAGCACCAGCAAATATTATAGAATTAATATGAAATTGAAATTGTCCACCATTTACATTACCAGTATAACCTTCAACAAAAGTAATTAATGAAAATATTTCACCTAGTTTATTATTTTGATCTATTTGATACTTACTTAAAGTTCCTGAACGATCAAAGAATTGTCCATTAATACATTCTCTAAAATAAGTTAATAAATCATCAAACTTAACTATTGTATAAGGTACAAAATAATGTGCAGGTGTATTGTCTGAGTATCTAACATCCATATGTTGAGCACTATCAAACATTTTATATTCACCAATAGAAGCAGTAGAAGGTAAAGAACTTTGTGCATTAACATAGTCATGTGTTAAAATAGCATTTTGACTTAAATCATAATAAGTACCATTAACTTCTATAACATCATTAACTTGTAATTCTGCTGCTCTTGTATCAGTTCTAAAAGAAATAATTTTATTACTTCTAGATTTATTCATTAATACACTACCCATTCTTTGGGCTTCAACATTAGTATTTAAAAACTTTAAAGATATGTCTTTAGCTAACTCAGGCTCATTAAAATATGTATTTCCATAATTTAAAAACACCTGATCATCTTGATAATTTTCTGATTTAGATTTAAATTTTAAAGTCATTTCATTTATAGTAGAATTAAAACCATCATTAACTACAGTTACATCTCCATATATATTAGTATGATCAAATATCTTTTTAACTGTATCAACTTTATCTGAAATCATTTGAAACTTACCTAACGTATAACTAAACATAGCTTGTGAGTTAACAACTAAATCTGAAATATTTAAATCTTTATCATCACCTGTATTAGCATAACCATTAGTTAAATATTGTGAAGAACTTACTGAGTTACCTTCTGGATCAGTATGTGTTACTAAGTTTTGACAAAATGATTTATGATCAAAAAATGTTTCTAAATCAAGATCATTATCAAATATTGATTGACCACATCCATAAGTATAATGTGTTAAATAATCTATTAAACATTCAGCTGGACTTTGTGAATAATTTCCAAAAGCATATGGTTTAACGGCAGCAGGTACTGAAGCTGTAAAATATTGTTGTCCAGGCTCATATTGAAATGTTGGCTCAACACCATTTGCATCTGCAACATGATAAGATCCTCTATCTCTTCTTTTACCTAAACCTTCAACACCCTCTATACCCCAAGGACTAACACCGCCTGGGTTATCTAAAGTAGTACCCCAATCATGATCAAAGCCTCCATTTAATATAGTAAGAAACTGATCAATCCATCCTTGCTCTGAAGATAAAGGATAATAATCTGAAAAATCATCTGTTACTAAAGGCATATAGTATTTAGTTTCAACACCATTAAGCTGATAAGTATATTTTATATAAATTCTTGTAGCAGCATGATAACCCTGTTGAGCATAAGAAGTAGAATAACCATATCCTTCATTTTTAATATTTAATCCATTAAGAATACGTCTACCATCATCTGGGCTTGTTGGTTGAAATGTAATATAGTTTCCAGTTGTTTCATCTTTATATTGTTCACCTGGTTGTACAAAATCAAATTCTACTTCACCCTCTTCACCATATCCATACTCAGATGCAGGCATGGCACCAGTTATATGATCTCCTATATCATAACCATTATATTCATCACCAAGATCTATAATTTCATATGTTCCTCCAGGAACTAATAATTCTTGTGGTAATACACTAATACCATTATAATTAGCGTCTTGCTTTAAATATCCAGTAATTTGACTTGAACTGTAAGTATGAAAACTTTTAGAATCAGCATCAGTAAATTGATTAGGATTAGCAAAAGCATTATCGGTTACGCCACCTTTAGGTGATATACCATATAAACTTTTATCAAAACTAAATGTTCTAATTATTCTACCTTCAATTTCAAAAGCTAGTTTACTTGTTAAACCTGCAATTTGTTTTTCTCTATCATATTTTAATTCACAATAAACATAAGCAACATCAGGCATAGTTCTATTAGCTGCACCTGAAGCCCACTTAGTACTAAAAGCTTCCATCTCTGGACATCTTCCGCCGTATGGGAATCTTACAACTTTAAAATTACCATCTAACCAGTTATCAGTTGTTCCATCTGGGTGTATAGCATCTACAACATTATTGCCAAGTAAGTAACCTTCAACGTCTTCTCCATCTCCATAAATTTCTTCTCCTTGCTCAAATACTAATTTATAATCATCCCAATAAATATCATTTATAGCTTTAATTGGTCCTTCGCATAAAGCAATTATAAAAGCCATTGTTTGGTTATCAGAAGATATGTCAGCAAATATAATTGAACCGTGTAATCTGTCCTCTCCATATACAACGGGTAATTTATTTGAAGGATCTGAAGGTATTCTTTGTTTAACCCCAGGATCTGGTGCTGAACCTCCATTAGCCGAAGCTGCTCCAGGAGGAGCCTCAGGCCCAAATAGCTTTTGAGTAATAAAAGAAACAGCTAAAGATAAAGCGAATCTTATAATCATTCCTTTAATATTCTGGGCTACTATGGCACTAATAATTGGTGCGGCTGCTGGCATAATTTATCTCCATTCATAAGTTTTTTCAATAAGTTTGTAACCTAATTTTTCAAATTTAATATTTGTTTTATCAGGTAAACAAGGTATCAAAACTCTGTCAATTTTGTTTTGTTTTATTAATTTTGTATATTCTGCTCTATAAAATTTATGCATTCTATAAAATGCTGAACTATTTCTTCTATCTTTATGTACCCAAGTAACAATAGTTACAAGTTCTTGCATAGCATTAAAGATATTATTATTTATTAAACTCATTAAACATCCAATGATTTTGTTATCTTCTTCAGCAACAATAATCATACCTCTATCTAAACATAATTTAATTAAATTTTTATAGTACTCATCAGTTACAATTAAACCTTTTATTGAAAATTCAGGAAATTCTTTAATCGCTTTGACTATTTCTTTTATACCATCTTGTGTATCATTTTTATTTGCCATTCTTATATTCATATTATATATCCTTTATTATTTAATCTTTACCAAATTTAGGATTAAATGTAGCCATAGCAGCTACAAATTCCATTGATCTATCACCTGATGAAGATCTTTTAAATGAACTATCAGAAGTAAATCTACCATTAGTACTACCAATAATAGTTCCTAGTATATTTTTACATTCTAATGATATTTTAACTTTACCAAGTTCTTGATTTTCTTCGTCAACAGAATGAGAGTTTATAACACCCTTCCATTTTATATATGTACCAATAGTAGCTTCAGTATCCATTTTACTTAATTTAGTATCTTGATCATTCATCCAGCCTTGATAAATAGTTACAATACCACCAATACCATTATACTTTTTTAAAATAGGTATAATTGTATTTGGTACACCATTTAACGCAACAGTAATTTGGTTAGTCTTAACATCTTTAGTTTCTTCAACAGCAGTTAAATCTAAAATACCTGCTGAAGGATATGTTTTAACTTCACCATAACCTTGTAAATCTTCAGTTATTATTCTTGAAGATGTATTTAAAAACAAAGAATTTTTAACATCACTATCTGGTTGTACAACAACAAACTGAACTGGGTAACCACCTTCAGCTTGAAGATAGTTATTACTAATTGATCTAACCATTATAATACCTCCGCAAATTTAAATGTATTGTATTTATATAAATTCTTATTTTCATCTTTAGGAACAATTGTTACAGCAGGTTTATTAGTTAACATTAACTTCATATTAACATCTGCACCCATAAATATATTTACATCACTAACATAAACACTAGATGGTGATATATTTGTTAATTCAAATAAAACTTTATTAGATGTAGATAGTGCACCGTTTAAATGCTTATAAATTTCTTTACCAGTATAATTAGTTGAAGTAAAATCTGTAATACCATTATGTGTAATAGTAGCTATTTGAAATGTAAAATCAGCAGCTGTGTTATTATCCATATCAGCAACATCAATAGTTATAACATCACCAACTCTTACATTTTCACTTGGTGTGTTAACAGTAACTAAAGTAATAGCACCAACTGAATCAACTGATATATCAAATGTACCAACAGTACTTAAAGCATTACTGCTTGTACCTGAAACATTTGTATGAACAGTTTCTGTTCTAGCAGGATCAGCAGCTGAAAAAGTGCCTACAGTAGATATTACACCTTCTTGTGCAGTAATAAAATTGATTGTTGTTGTAGTACCTACAGTAGTAACTGATTGTATTTTTCTTGTGTTTGCTAATAAAGGTGCATCAACTAATGTATTTATAAAATCACCAGCAGTATATGTACCTGCAGCATTTTCAATTGTAATACCATTAGTAATTATAGTTTCAACTTCATCTCCAGTTAAATTAACAGGATTATAATTTACAACATCTGTGCCAGTAGGTGTTGTATATTCTAAAGAACAACCTTCATAATCTAAACCCCATGTAATTTCAAAATAACCAACATGATTAGATAAAGTTTCTCCATAATCTTCAGGAAAAGCTTTTACACTTAAGTTTGTTATAACACCATCAGTTTTAAGAATACTAGTAGATGATGCTACTTCAATTAAATTTTCAAGATAAGTTATAATTTGTTCTGCTGTATGATATATAGCGGGTATAGTTATTACTAAAGGATTACCATTACTATCTAAAGCAGTATTTCCATTATCTAATTTTATAGTAATTGTACCATCTTGATAAATAGTACTTAAAGCATTAACTAATGTTTCATTAGACATTGTTTGACCAATCATAGAAACATCTGTAAGTTCTGCTCTAACATTATATGTAGTAAAATTAAATGTTAATGTACCTGTATGACTACCACCTGAATAACTTACACTTGATAATATTTGACTTATTTTATTATTTTGAAGAAGTTCTGTAGCAGTTAAATTATAACTATCATAATTACCAGCAATACAAGTTGTAATTATAGAATTTATATTATAATTACTGTAAGTATTAAGTGGTATATTAATTTCTACATCTGTTCCATCATCATAAGTTAATTGAGTACCTGATGTAGCATCTTTAAATATTATTTTACCTTGACTAGCATTTGCTGAGTTTCTTGTAGGACCACCATATAAATCATAGTCTACTATTTCAAATTCATCGGCTTCACCTGTAACTATATAATATCTATCAGTAGATCCAACAGACGTAAGTGGTAAACCAACACTACTTAATAAAGGAGTTGATAATCTAACTTTACATGTTCCTGTACTTGAAGATGTAAATATAGAATCAGTTGATCCTAAAGGTTTAGCTATTTGATATAGTTTATGAAAGTTTTCAAATTGTAAAAAATCACCAACTTTAAATATGTCAGTAGTATTAGGTAATAAATTTGTTAACGTAATTTCTCTTGTAGTAGAATAACTATAAG